GTTTATGTTCCAGGCAAAGCACAAGGTGTGCTGGCTCACTGTTAATGAGTATCGAGGCAGGTTCGATCCCTGCGCCTGGAGCCAAAGTTACGCAGCTTTAGTTCAGTTGGAATAGAACGCTTCCTTGCGAAGGAAGAGGTCGGAGGTTCAAGTCCTTCAAGCTGCGCCAAGTTAACGCCCGTGTAACCGGTTCGGTCTACGAAGCCGCTATCCGTAATGGAGTTGCAAATGCAGGTTCGAGTCCTGCCTCGGGCGCCAACTGTTTGTCCTGGTAACCGGTCCGGCGTCCGAAGCCGGCAACCGTAGCTGGAGTTGAAAAGGGTGGTTCGAATCCACTCCAGGACGCCATTCAACGCTTGTAACCTAGCGTACTATTATGTTACCAGATGTCCAGGTGATGTAAATACATCGACGTAGCTCAGGGGAAAGAGCAGGCGTTTCCTAAACATCAGGTCGGTGGTTCGAGTCCACCCGTCGATGCCATCATTCCTCCATTAGCCGTTGACAGCCCGCCGCACCCTGGCTACACAGGCATTGTTCGGTTCGCCGGCGAGACCGGGCTTCGCAAACCCGCCGGCGCCTCCCGACGTCGTCAAGCAGAACCCTCGCATGGCTCCGGTCCGTGCGGGGGTTTTGTGACTCCTGCGTCAAGTTATCTTTTGGCTTGAGATCGTTGCCAGGAATCTTGACTTATGTCCCCACTTCAGGTAGCGTTCGCGGCATCATCAACGCGTAGCTAACCGTCGGGGACGTGGCTGTGTCGAACAACGACAATCGGCCCGACGTCACGACGGAGGGCGAAACCAACATCGCTGATCAAGCACGGTTTAACAGCCTGCTGAATGAACTCCGTAGCCTGCTTCAGGCGGCGGAGCCTGAGACGCTTTGGGTTCTAGAACGTCAGGTCTCGGCATATGCCTAATCCCTCGGGAACCACGCAAGCAACGGCAGCAGCAGCAGTTCGCGTGCGGGAAATCGAAATGCGCTTGTGGGAAGAAGTGGGCACCCAACTCAAGGGGGTGACCGAAGCTATGAAGGACTTGACGCACGAGATGCGCGATGTGCGCGAGCGTCTGATCCGCATCGAAGCTCAAGACCAGCCGGTGAAGATCGCCAAGCTGGAAACCGAGCTTCGTGAGGCTCAGGACGAGATCGCACGCGTTGAGCGTGAGGCCGCTGACGCCCTGGTCGCCGCAGGCAATACGCACTCCTTCAACCTCCAAACCGCCGCCACGGCCGCTGCCGCCGACAAGCTCGCGCTGGAGAAGGTTCAGGCCGCCGACAAGCTCGCGCTGGAGAAGCGCCTGACCCGCATGGAGATGATCGTGGCGCCCCTCACCATGGGTGGATCGGCCCTGGTCGCCGCCGGCATCGGCTTGGCGATCACCTTCTTCACCGGCCACCCTGCTTAAGCTTATCTGCGGCAAAGTGCGCAGAAAAAGGAGTCACCTTAGAAGGGTATAGACAGGGTCTCACCACCACGGTAGCGTCGAGGAAATTAGCTCTGACGCCCTTGGAGGGGACACCCCATGAACACCCGCACCGCCCTGATGGTTCCGGAAGCCCCGGTCGAAATCGTCGCGGAAGTCACTACCTCCCTGGAGCAACGTCACCAGCGGATGATTCGAAACGGCGCCGACCTTCAAGACGCGCTTCTGGAAGACCTGACGACTGAGGGACTGAACGCCATTTCCGGCTTGATCGACCAGATTGGGGTCGATCTCGCCTACTGCCGGACCACCAACCTGGAGGGCCGTCAGAAGTAACCCTCCTGCGCCGTAAAGGGATCGACGCTTGTCCGATAATCAGTACCACCCGCTTGACCAAGAAGCGTTCGATCGTCCCCCTTCCACCAAGGCCGCCGCCCGCGCCGCGCGCCGCGCCGATCGCAATCAGAAGCAGGCGTCGCACCACGCGCCGCCCCTGGTCGCCAAGACCGAAGCCCAAGCCGATTATCTGGAAGTCCTGCGCGCGGCCGATAGCGTTTTCGCCATCGGCCCCGCCGGCACCGGTAAGACCTACCTCGCCGCCCGCATCGCGGCCCAGCGGCTGATCAAGGGCGAGATCGACAAGATCATCGTCTCCCGCGTCACCGTCTCCAAGCGCGAACACGCCATCGGCTTCCTGCCCGGCAACATCGACGCCAAGATGAAGCCCTGGCTCACCCCGGTGATCGAGGGTCTCCGGGCTGAGGTCTCCGCCAAGACCATGGACACCTGGAAGACCAACGGTCAATTCGAGATCGTGCCCTTCGAGTACATGCGCGGCCGGACCTTCGAGAACGCCGTCGTCATCCTCGACGAAGCGCAGAACGCCACCTTCGATGACCTCACCCTGTTCGTCACCCGCACCGGTGAAGGCACCCAGGTGATCATCGCCGGCGACCCCGGACAGGTGGACATCCCCAACTCCGGTTTGGAAGACATCGTCGACCTCGCTGAGGAGTTCGAGATCATGGACGTGATCGAGTTCAGCGAAGAGGACGTCGTCCGCTCGAAGCTGGCGAAGGCCTGGGTCAAGGCGATCGCCGCGCGCAAGCGGCGTCTGGCCTATGACAGGAATGTTGACACCCTCCCGAATTTCGTTCATCCTGCATAACTTGGAGTCACGTTTCGGGAGAAACGTGACTCTACCTACCTGAGAAGATTGAGGCCGATGGCGTTCACCTTTGTTGTCGAAACTGGCGAGGCGGACTCGGACGCCAACTCGTATTGCTCCGTCGAGTTCGCCGACGACTACACCGAGGCGAACACCTTCGAGTCCGAAGCGTGGCTCGAACTGGAAGAGGAGACGAAGCAACGTCTCCTCGTTCGGTCCTCCAAGATTCTGGATGTCCGCTTCAAGTGGAATGGCACTCGGGTCGAGCAGGACTCAGGGCTGAAGTGGCCTCGCGCCGGCGTCTATGATGAAGACGGATTCCTGATCCGCGACGACGTGATCCCGAAGATTCTCCAGGAAGCCACGGCCGAGTTCGCCGTCTACCTGATGAACGACGACTGGACGGCGCCGCGCTCGAATGACGAGTTCGCCGCGCTGACGGTCGACGTGATCAACATCAAGTTCAACACCGACTACCGCCGCGCCTACATCCCGCCTACCATCGTCTCCATGTTGGATGACCTCGGCGACTCCAGCACCGGCAACCGCCCCAACTTCAAGCGCATCGTCCGGACCTAAGCTATGTCGCTGAAGTCCACGATCCGCCGCGCTGTCAAGCAGGCCTTCCAGGCACTGGATGATGTGCCGCGCGTCGCGACCTACAACTCCGTCTCGGGCACGCCGATCCGCGACCTGGACGCAGGGACTTCTCACCTCGCCTCGACCGCGACCGTCTTGAAGATGGTGGTGTTCGCCCGCTTCAAGGAGCGCGAGATCGAGAAGGACCCTTCTATCCTCCTGACCGACACCAAGATTCTGTTCCCCACCGAAGACCTCAAGGGCGTCGTGCCAAAGGCCTCCGACACCATGGTGGATGACGAAGGCACTGTCTGGGAGATCGTCGTGCGCCGCTCCGATCCGGCCTCGGTCGTCACCATTCTCCAGGCCCGCACCACCTAATGACCAGCGGGACCAAGATGGGGGTCCAGATCAACAACCCCTTCCAGCACGTCTTCACCAATTTCTTCGAGCAGGTCCAAGAAGATCACACTCGGCGCGAAAACAAGATGCTGATCGCGTTGAACGAGAAGATTCTCGCCAACACCCCGGTCTGGGAAGGCGACACCATCCTGAACTGGCGGTGGTCTACGGTTCGCCCCGACATGCGCCACGAAGCACCGCGCGGCTCGATGCCGACCGGCCGCACCAACGAGATGGAGCTAGGAGAGGAACCCCGCCGCGCCCAGAACGAGCAGCGGCCGAGGCGTTCACTCCAAGGCGCGTTGAAGGCGAAGAAGCCGATCGACGTCTACCTGACCAACACCTCGGACTCCGCGATGGCGCTGGAGTACGGCCTGCTCCCCACGCCCGGAAGTTCGCGCGTCGATGGGAGCCGTGGTATTGTCAGGCTTGCTATCGCTGAGGTCGAGGCCGGCATCCTATGATCTGGTTCTCCCTCCGCTTCATTTTCCCCTTGATGCCGTTCTGGCTCTTGGCCTCACCTCAGACCGGAGACGAAGATGTCTGACGATCCTTTCGACGATCTTCGTCGTGTTCTGAACTCCAAGGCTGTCGCCGCCGCCAACGCGATCGGCCTGGGCGCGAAGATCAAGCTGCCCAACGAGAGCTACACCCCTCCCAAGGCGACCTCGCACTGCGAGTTCTTCTTCAAGACCGGGGGCTCCAAGCAGGCTGAACTCGGCGGCGGCAAGGCCTTCGAAATCACCGTCGGCATCTACGAGTTCAACATCCTGGTGCCGGAGAACACCGCCGATGGCCCCGCGACTCAGCTTGCTGGGCAGGTCCGCCGGATGTTCAACCGCAAGGAATGGCTGGTCGGCGCCGAGGGCTATGTCAAGCTCATGGTCGCCAACGTGAAGACCCCCTTCAACGGCCCTATCAATGGCTATTACAGGGTCTGTGTCGACGGGGTCCTCCACTTCTACCACCGCGATCCGAACCCGCTGCCCTTCAACGCCTGATCTATTTGTCAGCATTGCTGGCAATAGGCGTGGGGAATCTTGACATCGCCAGAAAATTGAAGTAGGGTCCAGCCACAATATCGCGGCGCAGACCGGGGCGGTCGCTGCCAAATCCCCCTGTCCTGAATCCGTGGAATAGGCACCAATGGTCCAAATCTTCGCCGACTCCAACCGCGCTCGTCTCCGTTACCTGAAGGAAGACGACAACGGTTGGGGCACCACGCCCGCTTCGGGCGTGACCCGTGAGCTTCGCTACACCGGCTCCACCATCAACGCGTCCAAGGAAACCGCCGTTTCCGAAGAAATCCGTGCCGACCGTATGGTCGCGGACTACATCGAAACTGGCGCGCGCTCGGCCGGCGACTTCAACATCGAGTTCTCCGCCGGCTCGCACGACGACTTCCTGGAGTCCTTCGCGTTCGGCGCCTGGACCCGTCCCATGACCTTCGACTCGGTCAAGGGCACGAGCCTGGAATGGTTCTCGTCTTCGGTCCTCTACATCAAGGGCGCCGACGTCAGCGACTACTTCTTCGCTGGCCGCCGCATCAAGACCTCCGGCTTCCTGAAGGCTCCGAACAACGACTACTGGCAGATCACGTCGGTCGTCTGGAACAGCGGCGCCAACCGGACCGAGATCACCGTCACCACCACGACCGCCGAGGCTGAAACCGGCTCCGCCTACACCAGCATGTTCGACGCCAACGACGTCATCGTTCTGAAGAGCACCGTGATCCGCGCCGGCACCTCCGGCGAGCCCGCGTTCGACTCCAACGGCGGCAACGCCTTCGCCGCCGCGATCGCCGCTGGTCAGCTTTCCGTTGGTCAGAAGATTTACGTCGACGGCCTCGGTATCGAAACCGGCACCGTCGCCTTCGCCGCCATGCCGGACATCGGCTCCAAGGTCACCGTCTCCGATGGCGACAAGACCCTGGTCTTCCAGTTCGGCGGGTCCTACTCGCCGGCCGTGGAAGGTGTCGAACCCGGCACCGACGGCACGATGACCGCTGCGAACTTCGCTGCGCAACTGAACACGAAGCGTCAGAAGGGTGAACTGAACGTCTCGGCGACCGTCGCCGCTGACACCGTCACCATCAAGAACCTGAACCGTACGGGCGGCTCCATCCTGGAGACGACCGACGTCGGTGGCGACATCACCGTGGTCCAGTTCTCCGGCGGCGACGCCACCCTGCACGGCGTGTTCAAGGTCGACGGCCTGACCGACGACAAGATCAGCGTCACCCCCGCGCCGGCGACCTTCGCCAACGCTGGTGCGCTGAAGGTCACCATCAAGGGCTCGATGCTGCGCAACCCGTCCGACGCGGACGAGATCGTGCCGCAGTCGTTCACCCTGGAAACGGGCTTCGAAGACGTCGACCAGTTCTGGATCACGGACGGCCTGCGGGTCGGCACGTTCTCCTACAACATCGCCTCCAACGCCATCCTGACCGGTTCGTTCGGCTTCAACGGCCGCCAGACCAAGCGTCAGGGCACCTCCAAGCTGGGCGCTGCGCCGTACACCGTGCTCGACACCACGTCGACCCCGGTTGCGAACGCCACGGTCAACGTCGGCGCGATCAAGATCAACGGTGAAGAACTCTCCACCGCGATCCAGTCGATCACGCTGAACGGCAACAACAACCTGCGCGATCAGAACGCTGTCTCGTACAAGTTCCCCGCTGGTATCGGCGCCGGCCGTATGGAAGTGACGGGTAACCTCGTCGCCTACTTCGCCGACGGCAGCCTGTGGGACAAGTTCATCGAGCACGAGACCGTCTCGATCGAGTTCTCCATCGAAGACGTGCTGGGCAACCACTACGAATTCACCGTGCCGGCCGTGAACTTCACGACCGATACCGTGAACCCGCCCGGTGGCAACCAGGACGTCATGGAGAACATGGAGTTCGGCGCCAAGCGTGACGCCGCCTCCGGCTGCGAAATCCAGATCGACCGCTTCTCGTCGGTCTTCGCGGTCACCGCTTCTTAAGTTCGGAGTCACCTTTCCCCCGAAAGGTGACTCCACAAGTTTCCCCGACAGATGACCGGTTCGGCTGAAAGGCCCACGGAAGTCTCAGCGCTGAGCAGGACGGTGAGGAGTCGGGGCCTCGCCGTCCACCCTTCCCCTGACATTGATAGGACTACCCCGACATGACTGACGCTCTGAATCTGTTCGACATCTTCGCTGTCGACAAGGAATCCGAGGAAGACGGCCGCTGGATCGAACTCGGTTCGGGCACCGCGTTCAAGCTCCGCGCCTTCGGCGCCAAGGCGGTCTCCGACCTGCGCGACAACCTGATGAAGCCCTATGCGCAACTCGTGCGCGTCGGCGGCAAGATTCCGGACGACAAGAACGAAGAGATCGGCCTGAAGGTTCTGGCCGGCGCCATCATCGCGGACTGGAAGAACGTCAAGAACGCCGCCGGCGAACTCGTTCCCTACTCCTCCGACGAGGCCTACGCGATCCTGAAGGCGCTGCCGAAGATGGCCTCCTTCGTGATCCAGTTCAGCCTCGAAGGCCAGAACTTCCGCGACGAGACCAACGCGGACGCGGCGGGAAACTCCTAAGCGCGCTCGAAGGTGCGTTGAAGAGCCCAGTCGATCCGAAGCTGGAGTTCAAGAACAAGGTCCGGGCGGACAAGGGGCTTCCTCCCCTGGAACCGGCCGGACCTCCTCCAGTCGAAGTTCACGCCGACGTAAAGTGGGCGATGCAGGGTTTTTGGCGCCTCTCGAACGCGCGCCCCATCGGGATGAACGGACCTCTCCGCATCCCCTATTCAGAAATTGAAGCCTACTGCCGTCTTCACGGATACGACTACGGCAAGCGTCAAGAGTTCATGTACTACCTCGAACAACTCGATGGGAAGTACATGGAATTTGTGAAGCAGGCTCAAGAAGAGGAACAACGTAAGGCCGAAGTTAAGAAGGCAGCTAACAAGCCAGGGTCCCGGTAGGACTCTGGTTTAGCCACTCAAGGACCAATGGATACTCAACCACTAAACGTAAAGATCGACTCTTCCGACGCGCGCGCAGACCTTGCCGCGCTCGCGAAGTCGCTCGAAATGGTGGTGGGTGCCTCCAACAAGATGGCGACCGGCCTGACCGCCGGCGTCGGCAAGGTCAGCACCGCCCTCAACGGCTCCGTCGGCTCGATGGAGAAGTTCGCCCAGGTCGCGGCGCAGATCAGCAAGATCAAGATCACCGGCGATGGCACCAAGGCGGTGACCGAGTTCGCCAACGCGATGACCGCCGCCTCTCGCGCCAAGGCGATCGAACAGGGCAAGCTCGACAGCTACCGCAAGTTCATCGAAGTCGGCTCCCAGGTCTCGCGCTTGAAGTTCGGCGCTGGGTCCTTCGCGGGCATCCAGGCGTTCACTGCCGCCGTCGATGGCGCCGCGCGCGGACGCGCCGTCAGCGCTGCGAAGTTGAAGAGTTGGGTCGACTTCATCGAAGTCGGCGCACGCGCACAAAACCTCAAGTTCTCCCCCCAGACCGCCGCCTCCATCCAATCCTTCGCCGCTGCGATGGATGCGGTCGCGCGCACCAGGGGTATCACGCCGTCCAAGGTCACCGCCCTGAAGGATTTCTTCGCGGTCCTGGCGACGTTGAAGCCGATGCCCAACGCCCAGGCTGTCGCCAGGGACCTCGACACGATCGCCGCCGCCGCCGGCCGCGCGGGCGCTGCCTTTGGTATGCTGCCGCCGAAGATGCGCGGCCTCGCGGGCGCCTTCTCCACCGCCTCCGGTGGCGCTGCGCAACTGAACAACTCACTCGCTCAAACCCCCGGTCACGCCAACAAGGCGGCGGGGTCGTTCGGCGGACTGAACTCGGCTCTGGGTAAGCTCGGCAACCGGTTCAACCTGACTTACCACGCCGGTACGTTGTTCTCGGCCATGTTCGCCTCCTTCACGGTGGGCGGGTTCGTCAAGGCGATCTACGAAACCTCCGTCCAGGTCGGCAAGCTGCGCAGCGCGATGTTCTTCGCTACCGGCACCACGGAAGGCGCCACGGCCAAGACGGCTGAGTACATCGCCATGACCCAGCGTCTGGGGATGGACCTCGCCAAGACCGCCGACGCCTATTCGCGGTTCACCATCTCGGCGAAGACGTCGGGCCTGACCATCGACACCTCCAACAAGATTTTCGAAGGCGTCTCCAAGACGTTGGCGACCGTTGGCGCGTCTTCTACTCAGACTGAGTTGGCTTTCTACGGTCTGACTCAGATGATCATGAAGGGTAAGGTCTCTTCCGAAGAATTCAACCGTCAAATCGGTGAACAAATCCCTGGTAACGCTGAAATCGGCGCCAAGGCGATGTCTAAGCTCGAAGGCCGTATGGTCGGCGTTGCTGAGTTCTTCGACAAGATGCGTAAGGGTGAAATCCTTTCCAAGGACTTCATGATCGCCTATGCTGAGGCCCTGGACGAAGAGTTCGGGCCGCTGTTTGAATCGGCCATGAAGCGCCCCGATAAGGCGCTGGTTCGTCTTCAGAACTCCTTCTCCATCTTCCGCACCGAGGTCGGTAAGCGCGGCTTCATGGCTGCGTTGGGTGAAGAGTTCAATCGCTTCTCCGCCACCATCGTCGACAGCCAGGGCAAGCTCACGCCGATGGCGGAAAAGCTCGCCGAGACCTTCGGGCGCAACCTTGCTTCCATGGTTCGCACGGCCGGCGACCTCATGATGTGGTTCGCCGAAAACGTGGACACGGTCACGTCGGCGGTCAAGCTGCTGGCGGCTGTCTTCGTCGTCCACACCGTCACCCAGTGGGGCACCGCCCTGTCGGGTAGCGTTCAAATCCTCACCACCCTCGCCACGCAGGCTCGGCTCGCCGCCGCCGCCGTCCTCGGCTTGAACGCCGCGCAGGCGGCGGGCGCCGCGACCGGGGTCGCCTCTGTGGGTAAGGCCGCCGTCTCGACGTCGGCCGCTGCGACCGCCGCTAACGCCGCTACGTTCTTCGGCGGGGCTTCCAGCGTCTCCAAGGGTGGCTTGGCTCCGGCGGCGAAGGTCGCGGCGAAGACGTCCTTCAGCACGCCCGCGATGGGTGCCGCGCGCGCCATCACCTCGGGTGGGGCGATCGCCCAAACGGCTGCCGCGTCGACCCTCGCTGTCACGGGCCTGGGTAAGGTGAGCGCCGCCGGCACCGGCACGCTCACCGTCATGAGCAAGCTGGGCAACGTCTTCAAGATGCTCCCTGCCTTGATGGGTCCCATCGGGATCGCCCTCGGCGTTCTCGTCGCGGGGCTGGCGGCGATCTCCAGCAAGACCACGATGGTGGCGGGAGAGCAGGTCAAGTTCGGCGACATCTACGGCGGTGTCTTCGACGTCATGAGCCAGAAGTTCTCCTCGTGGTGGAAGATCGCCACCGAGGGGATGTTCTCTTGGGTCAGTGACCTCACCGGTGTCCAGATGAAGGCTGGTGACGTGTTCATCGGCATCGCCGCCGGCATGACTATGCTGGTGGAAAGCGTCATCGACGGTGTCGCTTCGATGATCGACGCCTTCCAGGCGTTGGACAAGGCGACCCAGTTCGACTTCAAGGGCGCCAAGGCTGAGTTCGCTCAGATGTCCGCGCGCTGGGAAGACAACAGCTACGGCGACCAGTACGACGCCATCAAGCAAGCAACCCTGGCGCGCTCCGTCAAGGGCGCCAACTCGTCCGCCGCTGACGACAAGACCACGGCTGAGATGGACGCCGCCTCAAAGGAGATGGCGACGCGTCGTCTGAAGGACGAAGCGGCCAAGCTCGACGCCCAACGCGACGCCATCAACCGGCAGATCGCTCTTGGTCAGGAACAACAGATCAGTGCCGAGACGCTGCGCGCCAAGCTGATGGACGCTCAGAAGACCGCCGCCGAAGCGCAGAAGTCTTTGGCCGGCGCGGGTAAGACCGCCGCCACCGAACTGGTGAACGCTGCCAAGACGATGGTGCAGATCACGGCAGACATGAAGAACGGCGCGCCTATCGCCGGCAACATCACCGCACCCACCGCTGGAGGCGCGTTCGCCCCCAACGCGGCGTCGTTGCCTTACGGCGCGCAGATGAACCGTATCGCGACCCAGCACGGTGTCGATGCCAACGTCATGGGCAAGCTGATCCAGATCGAAAGCGCCTGGAACCCCAAGGCGGCGAACAAGGATTCGAGCGCTCGTGGCTTGGGGCAGTTCACCGTGGGGACCTGGAATGATTTCATGAAGGGAAATCAGGTCACCAAGGCGAATCGGGATACGGCCAAGGACCCCCGCTTCGACGCTACGCTCTCGCTGACCGCGACCGCCTTGAAGATGAAGGCCGAAAATGAACGGTTCTCCAAGGTGTTGGGTCGTGACCTGTCGGCGGGCGAACAATACCTCGCGCACTTCCTCGGCGGTGGTGGCGCCTCGCGCCTGTTTGGCGGCATGGCGACCAACCGCAACGCCCGCGCTGCCGACATCATCTATGAAACGCCGAAGGCTCGTGCCGAAGCGATCCGCGCCAACCCTACCGTCTTCAAGAAGGACGGCTCGGCGACGCTGCAAGACGTCTATAACTGGGGCCTCAAGAAGACCGGCGATACGCCCGGTGGTCTTGCGGCGGGCAGCACGGCGGCGACCGCCATGGGTCCGAGCGGCATCACGGAAGAAGACCGCGACAAGCTGCTCAAGCAGGCCGATGTCACCCGTGAGCAGGCTCAACGTCTCCTGCGTCGCGGCGGCCCTCAAGCTCAAGCTATCTACGACCGTCAGCTTGCGTCGTCCAATATGGATGACGTCCTGACCCGTTCTGCGGAATCCGCCAAGATCGGGGTCAACCCTGCGGTGTCGGCTCAGGAACTCGACGCGTTCAACGCGGCCGAAGACCGTAAGCTCCAACGCGCTCTGAACCCGTTCATCGAGATGAACGAGATCAGCAAGGATACCCAGGACGTCAGCGCCATGCGCCTCAAGGGGATGGCGGACGAAGCGGCTTGGCAGGAAAAGCTCAACGACCTGACCCGTCAGGAATACGTGTTCGACGAAGGTCTGCTTAAGACTGAAAAGGAACGCTTCATGGCGGGCCTGAAGACCGAACGCGTCCTCAACGCCCAAGTCGCCGCCATCGAGTCCATGAACAAGAATGTTCTGGCGGTCGCGGCTGACGGGGGCGACCCCATCATGGCTGACGTGCTGGCGCAGATCGACGCCATCTATGAAGGCGGCACCCTGGCGGAAAAGAAGGCGCGTGCCGTCGCCGACGGTGTCTACGACATCTATCGCAACATCGCGCGTGCGAACATCGAGACCCAGGCCTCAATCACCGCCCGCGACATTGTCCGTGGCCTCGACAACAAGCGCGCCAACCTCTCGGGTTCGGCCGCCTCGAACACCAATGAAGCCATGCGCTCGGCGCTCGGCTCGATGATCCCGAACGGCGGCAACAAGACCCTGGCGGAACTGTCGACGGCGGCGGAAGGCCTTGAAGTCAACATCGACGGCGCCAAGCAAAACATGCTTGGTTTCGTCGAGGCGGCGGTGAAGGCTGAGGAATCCCTGAACCGTCAGGCCGGCATCTTGCAGGTCTCGCGTAACCTTCTCGATCAAGCCCGCACCGCTGGCATGAGCGACTACGCCGCCGCGCGCGACAACTCGCTGCGTGGCACCCTGGAACAGGTCACTGGCCTGACGAACCTGTCCATGGGTGAACTGGTCGCTGAGGCCGCCAAGATGCACACCGAGATCAACGGTACGTCGATCTCGATGCTGGAGTTCTCCAAGCAAATCGAAGCCGCCAAGGAAGAACTCGAAAACCGTCCTGGTTTCGAGCGCTGGGCCAAGAGCCTGGAGCCGTTCAACAAGCGTCTCCAGGACATCAAGGCTGAGTTCATGGACGGGTTCGCCTCCAACATCACCGACGCCCTGATGGGTGAAGATGTCGATTGGAGCGCGGCGATGAAGGACATGACCAAGAAGATGATCCGCGCGCGGGTCGACGAAGGTCTGAAGTCGCTGATCGAAAACTTCACGGGTCAGAAGAACGGCGGCGTGAAGCTGTCTCCTGAAGCCCAAGCTATCGTCGACAGCAGCGCCAAGGTGACCAGCGCCGCTGAGCAGGCAGCCTCGGCCCAGACCGACGCTGCGCAGTTCGCTGCGACCAACCTGACCGACTCGGCCACCAACCTCAATACCGCTGCTGAGGCTCTCGGCGCCGCTGCTCAGTCGTTGAATGGCAACGGCGGCCAAGGTGCGGGCTCCGCCGGTGGCTTCACTGCTGACGACATCACCATGGCGCTGTCCAATGGGCTGGCGGACCCGACTGCGGCCGACATCGCCCGCAAGACCCTGACGCCGCAACTGACCGGTGACTGGACGTCGGAAGACATTCAGCAGGCGCTCGCCAACGAGAAGGAAGACCCGGCCGCCGCCGCGCAAGCGCGCGCAGCGATCGAGGCCGCCATGGCGACCAAGGACAACACCGCCGCGCTCACCGCCTCGACCGAAGCGCTCCGCGCGCGTGGTGGCGGGCTGGGTTCAGGCGCAGTGGGCTCGGCCGACCTTGCGGGCGGCACGGCCCAGAAGCCGTCGACTCAATTCCAGGCCGCCATGGGTTCGCTCGCGAAGGGTGATGTCGGGGGCGCTGTAAAGGGGCTGGTGGCTGGCGCGACTAATGGCACCCCGCAAGGTGGTAGCTTCTTCTCCAGCATCAATAACCTGTTCAAGGAACAGAAGAACCCGGACGGCACCAAGAAGAGTATGCTGACCAAGGTCGGAGACCTGATGGGCTTCGGTCAAGGCGGCGAGCAAACCCAGGTCGTCAATGGTTCTGGCCCGGCCGGCGCCGGAACGACCGTTGCCAGCCTCAAGGTGACCTCCGCCACCGTCGATAAGATGACTGTGTCCAACGTCGCCATCGGCGGCGCGGCTGCGGGAGCGGCGGGTGCTGTTGCTGGTGCTGCTGGCGCGGCGGCCGGCGCGCCGGATATTTCGGAGCTTCTGGAAGGCGCGGCGAAGCGTGAGGCTGAGACCGCCGCCAGCCCTGACCAGAAGAAGGGTCTGGCTGGATTCATGCAGAAGATCGGCAGCGGCGTGTCGTCGGTCTTCAATAAGTTCACCGGTGGCGGTAGTGGTGGCGGCGGCTCCAAGGCCAGCAGCATCGCGGACTCCTTCTCCAAGGTCGGCGCAAAGGTTGGCTCGATCTTCGGCGGTGGCACGGGCGCCCACGCCAAGGCGGGCAACGCGCAGGCTGGCGTGATGACGGCTGGGCTGGGTATCGTGAACTCGATCATGGACCTGTTCGGCGCTGACCCCGCCAAGAGCGGCCCCGACTACAAGGGCTTCAAGGGCGAACAGGGTCCTGGCTGGGACAAGGTCAAGGGCATCGTGGGCACCATGGGTGGCGTCGATCTCTCCGCGACCCAAGTCGCGGCGAAGAACAACCCGATCGCCGACGCGCTGAACTGGGGTCTCAACGTCGCCTCTGGCGGCGCTTACGGTCAATACGCTGGTCTGGGTAACATGATCGGCTCCACGGTTGGTCGCTTCGCTGAAGGCGGTTACGCTGATTCGCCGGCCTCCCGCGCTGCGGCGCCGTCGGTCAACTGGTCGAGCGTGCCTCACTACTCCGAGGGCACCCACAACACCTCGGGCGGGATGCCGGCGATGCTGCACCCGAACGAAGCAGTGATCCCGTTGTCGCG